ATGAACTTGTGATGTCTTGTTACCGTCTGCGTCTGTTTTCAGTTTCAACTTACGCATAGCGATAACAATACTTGACGCATAGATAAAGCCTTGACCGCCTGAAATCTTATCATCTGGATCAAACATATCTTGAGATGCGTAAGTATGATTAGTTGCTACTAGGCCCACGTTGTGTGAACCAAACATATTAACACAGTTACGTACAAGTGCTGTTAGTGCCTTAGGCTTACGACCCATGTCACCTTTCATATCACCCTTACTAAACTGATCAACGTCTGTGGGTGTTAATAACATACCCAACGAGTCGATTACAAACAATACCTTAGGACGGTCCTCTTCAGGCATATCCTTGTAGTCTGCCATAAATGTTGACACTGTTTTTGCAACGTCATCAATCATTGACATATTAAGTTTTAGTAGTTTATCTTCTGAAGTATCTACATCAAGTGCATGTAACCATGCTTCATCAAGTGCGTTCTCTGAGTCAATTAGTACTACAAAGATGCCTTGTTCTTGTGCCGCCTTTACAATGTTACCTGCACAGATATATGATTTACCTGCACCAGATTCACCTGCAAACACAGTTACCTTGCCTAGGGGAACACCTTTATGGAAATCGCCACTTACAAGATAATTGAGTGCATAGTTACCCGTACTAATCCAATCAGTAGGATCGTTAAATCCTGCACTCATACCTGTAATAGATTTAGTCAAGTTTTTACGAAACTTGGAAACGTCAAATGCTTTATTAGCCATAGTTTCTCCTATTCATTCTTTATAGGGGTTGCCCTAAGACAACCCCTATTGTTATTACTTGCCTTGACGATTGCGGATCATTGCTAGAATGTCTTCCGCTTTGTTGTCACCACCTGTAGGCGCCGCTTCAGCCGCTGGTGCTGGAGTCGCTTCAGGAGCCGGAGCAGTTTCTGCTACTGGAGCAGGTGCCGCTTCTGGTGCTGGAGTAGGTGCCGCCTTAGGTGCCTGTGCTACGTTAGGATCACCTGTACGTGCCGCCATTCCTGCTGGACGGAAGTATTGTCCCCAACGGTCCATGTCAAATGCTTCACCATCGACTGATGCTTCAAACATTTCTTTCATCACTTTAAGTTCTACCTCACCTGGCTTCTTGGGTAAGAAGTCTCTAAGGTTAAACAATCCGTGTGTCTGAACTGCTTTCATTTCTGCATCATCTAATGGACGCTCTCTACGTGCCCATTGTGATGTTGAGTAGTCAGCATAACCACCTTTTGATGTCTTGTTAAGACGGAAGTCAACACCAGCAGTATAATCTGTTGGTAGTTCTTCCATGTCTGGATCAAGCAATGCTGATTTGATCAATTGGAAAATTTGTGGGCCAATAATAAATCTACGAATTGGATTTTCTGGCTGTGAATCCTCCTTAAGTGGATCATCAGTTACGAAGCCTTGGAATACGTATGAACGCTTCTTCCAATACTTACGACCCATGTCCTCAAGAGTTGGATCCTTAAACCAACCTCTAACTTCGTTAAGGATGTCACAAGTCTCGCCATACATTTCCATACATGGAATCTGTACTTGTACTGGACGTGAATCTGTTTCACCCTTAACTCCAGCAAAAGGTAGTTTGATCATCAAACGCTCTTGCCAAAAGAAAGTGTTGGTGTCATCCCCATCAGGTAGGAAACGTAGAACTGATGTCTCGCCTTCCTTCATATTCCAAAATGGGTAAATGGCGTTGTCGCCGGTTGAATTTGAAGAACCACCTGAGCGTGATTCTTGGTCTTTTAGTTTTGCACGAATTTCTGCTAATGTTGCCATAATAAGCCTCCTATAAATTGCCTTTTTCGTTGTGCCTTCTTTGTGTAGCACATTGTATATACTACACAATTTTATTTAGTAAGTCAAGTATGAATTACTAAAAATTCTGATTTTGTTCGCCAAATGTTTAAGATTTCATGCCTCTTGGATCAAAAGCATCGCCGCTTGCCGCCGCCGCACTCTGATCTTTAAACTTTTGTGTGCCTGCTAGTGTCTTGCCAATTGCATCAAGCATGCCTTTTAACTTGCCATCTTTGTCTGCTCTTCTTACAGCATGGTACATGGCGTTTACGGCATTGTGTGCCTTGGTTCCTAAATCAAGATCTAGAACCATTTGACCAACTTTTAGAAATGTTTTTTCGTCAACCGTACCGCTTTTGGCTTGGTTTGCTACTGCCATCATTTCTTTTTCTGCTTGTTTTAGATCCATGCCCGCTTCTTCAATTCCTGATAGTTCTTTAATTCTATCAATCTCTGAAGTTGAACGATAGTTTTCATATTTGGCTTGAATCTTTTCAATAAATGTTTTTGCTGGTTCAACGTACTCTTCTCCAAAGTCTTTTTCAACTGAAGTTAGTACGCCTGTTTCGCCTTTAGGGAAAGTTCCGTTTTCTCTATCAAAGTGAGATAGTATAAACTCTGACACTTCCTGTGGATTTGCTTTTTTCTTTTGTTTCATTGAAGCATCTTTGTCAGTTATTTCACCTTCCGTTTTCATATCACCAAAATCTAGATCATTTAATAGTTCTGGGTTTTTAGCCTTGATGTATTTGTTAACAAGAGTACGAACATCTGTGTCCGAATCCTTTTTGCCTAAATCTTTAAACATTCCTGTTAGCATCGGATCATCAATGATACCTTGTAAACTTTCCACAGCATTCATTCCGTCAACGCCTGCTGGAAAGTGTTGTGCTACAAGTTCTTGTACTTTTTGTTTTGCTTGTGCCGCTTCATCTTCATCACTTGAGAATAAGGAATTACCATCTTCAATTATTCCTTCTAGGCTAGATTCAAAATCATCTATGCTTTCAATCTTTTTGCAAGATCCTTTTTCGCCGCGTTTCTTACCTGGAACTTTTTCGTATCCATCCCAGCACTTGTCGTACATCTTATCGTTGCCGTGACGCTCACCTTCTTCAATGTCTTCATAACTAATTGAAGTTGGCTCAAGTAATCTATAAACATACGGAAATACATCCTTAAGATCTTCCTTAAATGTTTTAATTGTTAGTTCGTCGACCCACTCGCTAACTATATCTTCTGGAACTTCATTAAGTTCTGATTTTTGAAATTCTTTTACTATTGACTCATAGTTTACTTGTCTTTGCAGTTTTGAAACTTGATCCTTGATGGTATCGATTCTTTCAATAACTTTTTCCTTGATTCCTTTTAATCCTTCTGCAACAACTCCGGATCTGTTACAGTAAGTTTTAAAGGATCTTAGTTTTGAAAGTTCTTCGCTCATTCCAACAATGTGTGAACCAAAGTCATCATAAGGTGTTCCGCCGTTAGCAACATGACGAGCCATTGCACGAGCACCATTTAGATGTTTGAATGGATAACGGAATCTTTCACCGCTTGAATTTTCAATGTGTATGTTTTCA